CTTTTTCTTCTTTTTCTTCTTTTTCTTCTTTTTCTTTCTCTGGTGTTGTGTTATTTCCGCTCATATCATTTCCACTCATATCATTTCCGCTCGAATCATTTCCGCTTGAATCAGTGTTAAACATATTGATATTATCAACTATAGTACAGGATAGTATAAATAGTGCATGGATAATTATATTCGTTCATACACAACACAGTACACATGATTCAGTGTACGTAGGACAGTCGGTAAATCGGTAGGGGTGATACGTTCATCATCACAGTAAAACCATTGTCCAGTGTTATGTTGTTTTACAGTAGCGGTATAATGACCATAATTCATGGAGCCAATATGATAACATACGGCTTTTAATTGGTAATTCTGTTTGGAGGCTTGATATCCGCAATAATATTTTTGCATGTGAATTGTCTCGGGGAATTCGATTAAATCATTATTTTTACGGCTTCTGTGATCAAAAGAGAATCGTTTGAGACAAATAAATAAGATTTGTGGTAATTTGAAAAAGGCTAATGTTTTACGGATATCTTCTTTGGCGTTGGTTTCATCATTATGCCATGCATTTTCTCCTTCCATGATTTCAGATTCGGTATGATGGTCTAAACAATCCAGAATCGTTTTATCATGTGACTGTACAGGTAAATCCAATACAAAGAATTGTTCGGGGCGAACGGAATGTATAATAGAGTCATTTTGTAAAGAATGGATTCGGGTCACGGAAATGCCGTAAAAAACATCATATAATTCGGAATAGTCGGTATCATATTGTTCTTTTAGCATATTGTAGCAACACATTGCCATTTTATCCGTATTATTTACAGGATTCCCACCAATTGATATTTGTACAGGACGAGAGATACTTTGATGCAGACATTCCATGAAAAACAGTAAAAACTCGGAGAAATCATTTTGTTCATGTGATGCAAATGTATCTACTTGTTTTTTCGTAGCCACATATTTTACTGCATTTAGAAGACCACGTGGATATACAGTTGTGCTTTGCGTGTGTTGGCGAGTACCTGTACGGATTTCATGCCAATGTTTGAATACATGGGCATCTGGACGTTCTTTGTTTAGGATGGATGGTGAATCGAGAATCTGGTCGAGAGAAGGACATTGATATAAAATCTGTAAACATGAATTTAAGAAACAAGTATTGCCTAAATTCGCAATTCCGATTGGTGTTTTACGGGTCGATTCTGTATTATTTGTATTTGTCTCGTTCATCATCATTTAATGATGTACATCCAAAGTATATATTTAATTTTGTTTCGATATTTCTCGTACAAACACGATATGAATCCGAACCGTGATAACAACAGTAATAACAATAATCTTAATATACCATCATCCAGTCCATTGTCGAGAGAAGACACACATGCACTAGAACAAATATTGGAGGAGGCATTCCAATCAGTAATGGGTGAGAATTGTCCAGAATTATTGCAAGCAATTAATCAGTTTAGTAGTTCTGTACAGATACAGACGCCTCCACCTTATTTTGTCTCGGATACGTCATTCAATTTTGTCTCGAATTTTCATCAAATGTCTCCACCCGAAGAAGTATCTAATATTGAAACGAACAACGATGTATATGTACAGGAACAAGTGGATACAAGTCTGAATAATCCTGTACAAGATACGAATGGTGATACTCAACCCCATGAATCACATGAATCACATGAATCCCATGAATATAATGAGACAACTGTAAATAATGAAGTTAGTACAGACTTACCGATTATAAGAACAGATGTGAATGCACCAACAACGACAACGACACCAACGACAACGACAACAACAACCGCAACAACAACCGCAACAACAACCGCACAACAGCAACAACAACCAATCTTGCAACAGCAGCAACAGCAACAGCAACAGCAGCAACCACATCCACAACAATTTAATCCATTTACATTTCCATTTGCAGGATTTACAGGATTTCCAGCATTTACAAGTATTCCAATTACACAAAATACGGGTGGTATAATGCAAACGAATCAACAATCGGTCCAACAATCACAATCACCACCTCAACAAAGAATCCATCATATTGATATGTTGCATTCATTTTTACAGTCATATCAGGAGAATTTCCGTATATATCAGCAGAATTCATCAATGGTTTTACGGTATTTCCAAAGTCTCTCGAGACAACAAACACAATCATCACAATCATCACAATCATCAAATCATAATACACATAACACAAATACGGGTTCAGTGTCGACTAGACCAACAAATAACGCGGTACGTCTAGCAACAACGGCAACACAACAGAATGTCCCAGTAAATAGTATTTTGCCGCAATTATCACAAAGACCGACATTAAGTAATTGGTTTCAACCATTTGTACAGGATTTTACGGTAGAAATGCAATCGGTGCCATTTGGTGGATTATTTCCAAGTGCTGTAAATAGTGTACCAACCATTACTCAATTTGCGCAAGCCACTGAACCTGTACAATATCAGGCAAATCATTTTTCAGATAATCATTGTCCAATAACTTTAGAGGAGTTTCACGAAAATGAAATGATTTGTCGTATAAAGCATTGTAGACATGTGTTCAAGATTCAGCCATTACAGAATTGGTTCTCTCGTAATTCCCATTGTCCAGTCTGTAGATATGATATACGTACTTGGGGGATTACTAATGCGACAGTGGCAGCAATGAATCCAGCCCCGGTTCAATCAAATGACACGACTGCATCTTCGTAATCGTAAAAAATGTATATGTACAGTATATATCCAGTAAGAAACATATGAATGCAGTAAGAACATTTATCCAACAAAAAAAGCAGTATTTGAAAAAACAAGAAAAAACTCTGGGAATTCCAGATGAAGGGATTTCACTTACGGAATATCCAGAAGTAGCCATTTTCTTGAGAGAACTGTATACACATATTTCGGATGCATTTGTGGCATATGAACAACGGATTATTACTATGACAAATATACAAGAAAAGAAGATTACAAGTGTCGACCGAATTCCTCGGGCATCACAATCATTGTATACATTTATTAATCCGGAAATCAGGTCTCATATTGAAGAGCATAGTAGTACAGTACATACGATATCAATGATGATTGGACAGAGGAAATATAATTTGCATATTATATTGGAATCCATTGAGAATTCACGTGCCCGTACAAAAAAAGTACAGACGATTGTACAATACACGTTCTATTGGTTACATGTTTTACAGAAATATGCCGAAATGCAAAACACGGGTTCTTATCGTGGACCACAATCATGTTCTACAGAAGTCGGGATTTATTTCTACATGACAAGTATGAAAAAGTCATTACCGGAACACTGTAATACACCAATAGGAATATATCATGTAAATACGGCGGTAACCACGGGATGTCAAGCAAGTACGAATATACATGTGTTCAGGGAAGAAGAATGGTTCAAAGTGTTGATACACGAGTCGTTTCATAATAGTGGATTGGATTTTATCGATATGGATCCGACTACATTGAAGCAGATGACGGATGTAATTCGTATTTTGTTTCCAGTAAGTGTACCTGATTTGCGTATTTATGAGACATATGCAGAAATGTGGGCGGAAATATTGAATAATATGTTTATTGTGTATGATATTTTTTACAGTAAGAATAGTAAAAATAAACAGACTATACGAAAATATCGTAAAACGATTGAGAGAAATAAACGGAAGAATATCATTGATGGATATGAACAAGATGACGAAGCACATGATTCTCCAGATTCGAGGGATTTGATGCGTGAACCAGTTGTAATAGACAATACAATGTCTCGGCGACGTGGTCGCCGAGCACCAAGATATCAGAAACGGAATCAGAATCAGATACATTCTCGTGGGTTTCCTGTAAAGAATAAACGAGAGATAAGTCAGCGTCAAATGGATGATATGATTCATGAGTTGGATGAGAGATTGAAATCCGAAGCCGTTTTTTCGGCATTTCAGGCGAATAAGTTACTAAAACATCATCATGGAATGAAATATGAAGAATTGTATATTGACCGAGTGAAAGCCAACACATATACAGAAGAAACTCAATGTTTTTCGTATTTTATTTTGAAAGGTATTTTGATGATGCATTATCGTGATTTCTTAATATTCTGTTCTGTTCAGAATCCAGGGAAGAAAGCATCCATCGATTTTGTACTGGAATCCAAGAATTTACGTAAATATGTGGATTTAATTACACATCAATATAATCATCCGAAAACATTGTTGTATATGAATAAAATGCGGAATTATTTGGATAAAACCAAGTCGCAGAATACTGTAAAAATGACCTCTATGAGAATGTCGTTGTATGATATATTTGTGAAATAAGTGATAGATATTCATACATCACGTGAATTCTCATATGCAGATTGTTGGGTTTGTTCAATAATGAAACGATTTCCTTTTAATGTATGAATAATTCGCCGACATAATGGGCATTTGGGTATGGCGTTTTCGACTGGTTCATTGATATTTCGTACAGATACATGCATGGTTTGTATGTACATTTGGAAACATTCTGTACAAAGTCGATGTGTGCAATTTAGTTCAATTTCTTTGGTGGATGTACAAATTTTGTCCATACAGATTGGACAATCAAATGGTTCAAATAAAAGTGGAGAAGAGGATCCGATTGTGGCGATTTCGAGTAGTTCGGTTGCTTCTGCTTCTGCTTCAGGTTCAGGTTCAGGTTCAGGTTCAGGTTCAGGTTCAGGTTCAGGTTCAGGTTCAGGTTCAGGTTCAGTAACAGCATTTTCAATAAGATTTCCGTATGATTTAGGAATAATATTGAATTGGAAGAACATATTATTTTGTGCACGTTCATATATGCTTTCGTATAAACTGGTGCTGATTTGCGGTATTTCTCTCGTAAATGATTCGCCACGATGAATAATTCTCTCGATAAAGGTAATTGTACTATATAATTGTGAATAATATTGCAAACTTCTCTGTAAATAATAATCTTCTAATCCAGAAATGGTGATATCAATGTAGTTTCGTTTTAATGCTCGATACATGTCTCGATGGTCCATGATTTCTACAGGATGACGATATGTACGGGCAATACATTTGAGTTCAATGGTAGGACGAGACATTAAATATGGATAACGGAATCGCATAGCACGTTCTTTCGTACAGATATCATGTCTCAACATAAACTGTAAGAAGAAGTCTAAATGGGCTTGTTTGCGTATATCGATTTGAGGGCATGTTCGTATTGTATGGTCTGGTTCACGGCATAATCCACACCGACGAATACGGCGGGTTACGACAGCAGTGTTGTTTGTGGTGTCTGGAATTATTGGTTCAGGGGCAGGAACCGGAGTAGGAACAGATGCAGGGGGTAATGGTTCTTCGATAGGGTCAGGTGGGTCATTGGTAGACTCCATATTGTATTATTACAGTAATGAAGTTTGGAACAAATGAGTATATAATTATAGAATTGTAGGAATACAGGTTGTTGTATATATGATTTGATGATAATTATGAGAGAAACCAAGTTCGGTTTTTATTGGTAATATTTTTACTGTTTCTACGTTCTTTACGTGTTTTCGGTTTTACGGTTGTATGTGTATGTGCTGATTTTCCGTAAGATATTAGGTCGACCATTTTATCAAAGATTTCGTCGGAAATTTCAGTATAAGGAATATCTTCATATATGGCTTCTGTTTTGTCTCGTCTGAATAAATGGTCATATTGGCTAGTCCCATTGATTAAACCAATGGGAACGCAATCAGTAGGTTGGACCATATGTGCAAAGGGTCCGCTGCCATCACGATTTCCACCAATCATATGTGTTGGCATAAAATTCAGTAAAGGAACACCCATGTTCTCATTTGGTCCGCGGATTATGTGTTCTATCATTTATTGAATTGGATTGAATTGTCTCGGTTTCTCAATGTGTTCTATATATAATACAAATATTTTATATATCGAGCGATTCCGACGTATTTTTCATGTACGTTTGGTATATTTTAATTCTTCGACTTCACGGATGGTACGATTATCTTTTAAATACTGTAAAACATATTGGCGTTGTTCATCATCTGGTATTAATGTTTCCATGCATTGATTAATGTATTGAAATGTCATTCCGGAATATTCTTTACGGGATTGAACACGGACGAATCCATCTTGTAAATCTACGACTAGATTAAGGCGGTTTTTGTCTCGCATGGTTTGTCGCATTTCGGTAGATAATTGTTGTTGTCGTTCTTTTAGGGGTTTTAATTGTTCCTGTAAAGAAGAGATTTGGGTTCGTAATTCATTCCACTCATGTAGTTTTTGAGAGAATGGTTGTGTGGTTGGTACTAAACTCATAACCAAAAAGGACAACCTGGAGTATGTATATATATTGTAGTGTATGGAAGGATATGTATATATTTTTATTTTTTCTGTATATATACAAAATTCTGGTTTCTCTCGTATAATAAAAGTAAAGAATGAAAACGATTCCAACAAGAATTCCAATGGATTGTTGTCAGATAGACAAACAGTTATATCCTGTACAGGAATTGGCGGATATTCATCCGGGAGGGGCATTTTGGGTGGAATTGTTTGCAGGGAGAGATGCGACGCATGCATTTCTATCATATCATAGACGTCGTTTTCCACATGAGAAAGTGAGAGATGAATATCATATTTTGGTGAGAAGTGAACAAAGAGAGAAAGAACAAAGAGAGAAAGTATTGGAGGATGCATTGGGATTGGATAAAGATTATTTGGAATTATGTGAAGAAGTGAAACGGGTTGTACCTGTACAGAAATCGTTTGCGACATTTGGATATTTCGTAAAAACGTTTTGTTTATTAGCAAGTAGTTTTTCTCTCGAATATTGGATGCATATGACGGATACATATGATTGGAAATACACATCAATATTGGGATTATTATTTGCATTAATAGGAATGAATATCCATCATGATGCGAATCATGGAGCTATATCGAGACATGCATGGATAAATCATACATTGGGTTCGATAAATAATTGGATTGGGGGGAGTGCAATAGATTGGATACATCAACATGTGGTACAGCATCATTTGTACTGTAATGATATGAATCATGATCCAGATGCGATGGGTAATATAATTGTTCGTCTAAATGCATCAAATGAATGGAATGGAATACATAGATATCAACATTTGCACATTTTTTTACTGTTTGCTGTATTTGGACTATTTTATAGTGTAAAGGGGTTTGTGGATAATGTGTATAATTGGAGTCATACGGATTATTCGCCAATAATTGTAAAGAAATATATGAGAAGTGAGACAATACGTACAGGAATGGGGTTGAGTCGTTGGATAATATTACCAATGTGGGGATGGTGGCGTGGGGGCGCCGAAGGCGCCCCA